GTAGATACTCGCTTTCGATGGAGGACGGCGTAGAAACTTCATATTATGACGAGTCAGGCGTTGTCAGTGTTTGCCTATGCCCGGAGCCGCTGGTCATCACGAGGCGGCTGGAAAACATCGACACCGGGCAGGAGAAGATCGAGCTGGCCTTTTACCGCAATGAGCGATGGAAGTACCTTGTCGCGCCGCGCTCCGGAATTTTCAGCAAAAACTCCATCATCAAATACGCCGACAGCGGTCTGCCGGTTACATCGGATAATGCGGAAGGCGTCGTTCGATATCTGAGTGCCTACGAGCGGCAGAACACCGAGGTGATTCCATTCACGCGCAGCATCAATAGAATCGGTTGGTTTGGCAAAGAGTTTTATCCCTGTGTATTCAAGGGCGATGTCATATATGAAGATGAAGGCTCTGACGGCGAGGGCATCGTAAAAAGCATCTGCGAGAACGGCGATTACAAACTGTGGCTGAAAACTGCTGCGGCACTTCGGCAGTCGCTCTTTGCCCGTGGTCAACTAGCTGCATCGTTTGCCTCTCCGCTGCTGGAGCTGCTGAAGATGCGCGTCATCATCATTCATATCTGGCATTCGACCAGAAGCGGTAAGACGGCAGGGCTTAAATTCGCTCTGTCCGTTTGGGGCGACCCGCTAAAGCTGATGGGCAACTTTAACAGCACAAATGTCGGCCTTGAGCGCAGAGCCGGGACGCTGAAACATCTGCCTCTCGGCCTGGATGAACTGCAGGTGCTGAATGAAAAGCGTCTGTCCGCGTCCATGATAGCATACTCCCTCGGTAACGGTTACGGCAAGACAAGAGGCTCGAAGAACGGCGGTCTGCAGGATGTTCCCACATGGCGCAACAGTATCATATCCACAGGCGAACAGCCATTGAGCAATGAAAGCTCTATGGACGGCGTTGACAGCCGTGTTCTGTCTCTCTACGGGCCGCCGATTGAAGACCCGGAGTTTGGGCGCAGCGTCCACCAAATCAGTGAGGAAAATTACGGCTTTGCCGGAAAGCAGTACATCGAATACCTCATTGGGCAGGTTCTGCCGCAGACAAACAAACTTCAGTCGGATTTTGCAAAACTGCGCGACGGAATTAAAGCTCACTTCGATATGCTGTGTCTCGGTGACCCGGGTGCGCATCTCGACAATATCGCGGTCTTGGCGCTGGCCGATGCCTATTCTGCACAGTCCATATTTGGACTCAGCGAAGAGCAGGCCATCAGTGAAGCGCAGCAGTTTGGTATTGCGCTGCTGACCAATGCGAAATCTCTGGAGAAAGAAGACGTAATAGAGCGTGCATGGAGCTTTGTGCAGGACTGGATTGCCGAAAACCGCAAGCGGTTCTCACAGGACTCCATACCCTGCTATGGCACAGTTGACCCGACGCATGTCTATATTATCGGCACTGTTCTTCGACAGGCACTGGAGGAGAGCGGTTTTTCCTATTCCAAGTGCATCAAAGGCTTTCAGGAGCGAGGTTACATCGCAACAAACACCGATTCCGAAGGAAAGAACCGTTCCCAGACGCAGAAACGCATCTCCGGTGTTAATCTTCGGGTCATCTGTGCCAATCTTTCTCTTGCGAACAGCATGCCGCCTGAGGATGAATTCCTCGGAGAACCTATACAACCGCTGGTAGGCAGACCGGCATGATAAAGCATCTTTTCCACCGTAGCCACTGCAACCACTTTTTGAGCGACACACACGAATATATACATATAAATATAAAGATGAGGATTGGAGAGGTGATATTGCATTTGCCTCATACGAGATATGTATATAGTGGCTACAGTGGTTACAGTGGATACTTTTATAGAAAAGGCCTCGATATTACTGTGTTTTTTACCCGGCCACAGCGTAGCCACTCCCTCGTTTGAAGGGGCTACCTGTGGCTACAAAACACACCAAAACAACATGAAGGAGAGATTATAAATGAACAAAGTCATTAAAAACATTATTACTATCCCCCAGGGCTACACCGTATTGACCGAAGTATCCCCTCCCGGGAAATTGATGTGGGTCATGCCGGAGGAAAGTGGATACAGCTTCTGTATTGCAGAGCACACCGATGGCGCCACAGAACTCTGCCGCAGCTTCCCCAATGGCGACATTTACCGCGCCTCTAATAGCATTCTGGTACGAGATATGTACTGTATGCATTGCGGTGAGCATCTGACCCCGGATTGGGATTCAGAAAACGGCACCCCTGACCCGTACAACTATCACTGTGATGTCTGCGGCCATGATTATGAAATTGATGGAGAGGATGAGTTATTATGAGAGACCCTTTACGCATTAAACAGCTTTTGCCCATCACGGATGGGTTCACCGTATTGTCCGCTGTTACCGACGAGAACGGTAAGACCGCCTTTGAAGATTTGACAAAAGAAGGCTGGCACTATTTGTTTGCTCTGGTGGATGGCGGCGAATGGGATGATGATTATGTATCCATCTACGAGATGGACCCCATAGGCTGCGGAGAAATTGACGGCGCCCCCTATCGTATTGTTAGCAAACATGTATGTCCAAGGTGCGGCCGTCCGCTAAAGGTCAGCTGGGATGTAAACTCAGACCCGCATCCGACTTACAACTGCGCCTGCGGTTTTTCAACTCAGAAAAGCAAGCCGGAGGAGGGTGAATCAAAATGATGATAAACGGGAGACCGTACTCCAATGAGAACGGATATGTAGACGATGACCTAATTACCTGCCACCCGCAAGAGGAAATCGATGCGATCATGAACTGGATTTCCAATAGCATTGCTCCGCGCAAAACACCGCTTGGCGGCCACACCAGCTACGGTATCAAGCATCTGCTTGAGCGTGACACGGGCATCTACCTTACTAACAATGAGTTCAAGGATGCCATGCTTCAGGCAGGCTACGAGCCGGTTGACCCTAACGAGCTCAACTGGCACTATCGTATCAGCAAAAAGTCCAAGGCGTTTGCGCTGAAGGTCTGGTAACCGATTTTGTCCTTTTAGTCCGTTTTGTCCTACAGTTTTGCACAGGAACAATATATGTTTACTGCGCTGCCGAGGTCGTGTATCTGCCTTTGCAGCGCAGTTGCATATTGTTTTGTCCCTTGTGTCCGTTTTGTCCTTAGGGGTGGGGGATTCTTATCTCTACGGCTTTTTGAAGCGGACAGCGGCGTGGGGCTTCGTAGACAAAAACTCATAAGTTATTAGGGTATTGACCCCAAAAATAAAGGAGGAGATTTTTATGGGAAACAGAGGACCGCAACCGGGCACCGGCGGCAGGCCGAGAAAGCCTCTTGCAGATAAAATGGAAGAGGGTCGCAGTAAAAACAGGTCGGTCGGTATTCCGCTGCCGGAGCCGGTGGACTTGGTAGGCGTGGAGATGCCGCCGCCGCACGAGTTTCTGTCGGATGAGCAGAAAAACGGGCAGGAGCTTGTGGCAAACGAGATATACAAATCCACATGGGATTGGCTTCGAAAGTTCCGATGTGAGCAGATGGTAACCCAGCAGAGCTTGGAACAGTACGCTGTAGCGGCGGCACGATGGATTCAATGCGAAAAAGCCATATCGACCTTTGGTTTCCTTGCAAAACATCCAACTACCGGTGCTCCCATCACATCGCCATACGTTTCTATGGCGCGGGAGTATTCCAAGCATGCAAATGCGCTGTGGAATCAGATATTCGCAGTCGTTCGTGAAAACAGTTCTATGGATTGCAGCGCATCTCGGACACCCGCAGATGATGTCATGGAGCGCCTGCTCACAATGCGCCGGAGTAGGTAACAATCGGCAAGAAAAGGAGTGCAGTTATGAAGCCATCACAAATAAAAGCTATCACGGAAATGCGGCTCAACGGGCAGGGAGCGTCAGTTATCGCGGCTGCGCTCCGGCTCTCGCCGAATACGATCAAGTCATATATCCGCAGGCACCCTGACTTGCCGGGGACTCATCGGTGCGCCCAGTGCGGCAGCACCTTTTCACAGCCGGAAGGTCGTAGACAGAAAAAGTTCTGCTCGGATAAATGCCGTACCTCATGGTGGAACGCCCATCAAGAACAAATCAACAAGAAAGCGTATTACACCCTCGTGTGTCAATACTGCGGGAAGGAGTATGAAAGCTATGGCAACAAAAACCGTAAGTACTGTTCAAGAGTGTGTTATCAGCAAAGCCGTGGAAAGCAGCTCGGATAAGTATTCGCCGGATACGCTTATGCGGTATCACACCACCCTTGCCCTCATTGATGGGCTGGTAGCGGACGGTTGCTTCACGCAGGCCGACAGGCGAAAAGCATACACAATAATCAATAAGAAATATGGTCTATCTTCGGACAGTATATATGCCGAAATTGCTTGATATGTACCGCCTTTAGAGCAATATATAGAGTACCAGTTTTTGATACAAGGGAGGGAAAAACATGGAACGAAGCATTACACAGACTACCTTTTTGAAACCGCCGTCAGAACAGCTGACCCGGGTCGCGGGGTATGCGAGAGTATCCTCCGGCAAGGACGCGATGCTCCATTCACTTGCTGCACAGGTCAGCTACTATAGCGATTTCATTCAGAGGAACCGTGGCTGGTCTTACGTCGGCGTTTATGCCGATGAAGCGAAAACGGGAACGAAGGATTCACGCGATAACTTCCAACGCCTGCTTGCCGACTGCCATACCGGGAAAATCGATTTGATTATCACAAAGTCGATTTCACGCTTCGCTCGGAACACAGTCACCTTGCTGGAAACGGTGCGGGAGCTGAAGGGGCTCGGCATCGACGTGTGGTTCGAGGAACAGAACATTCATACCATGAGTGCCGATGGAGAGCTGATGCTCTCCATTTTGGCTTCTTATGCCCAAGAGGAGAGCCGCTCGGCAAGCGAGAACCAAAAGTGGCGGGTCAAACGCAATTTCGAGGATGGCATACCCTGGAATTGCACCATACTCGGCTACCGCCAAAAAGACGGCCAGCTGACAATCGTGCCAGAGGAAGCGGAGACTGTCAGGATGATTTTCGATTATTATATCTCAGGCATGGGCGTAACGGCTGTTATGAAAACACTGAATGCAAATCATATTAAAACCCGCTTCGGCAATCCGTGGTGCAAAAGCAGCGTGATGGCGGTTTTACGCAATTACACCTACACCGGAAACCTTCTGCTTCAGACCACATTCCGAGAGGATTATCTCACGAAGCGAACGCTCATCAACAACGGGGAGCTGCCGCAGTACCACGCCGAGAATGCTCATGAAGCCATCATCCCGCTGGAAACCTTTAATGCGGTACAGGCAGAGATAGCACGACGGGCGGCAAAGCATACGCACCCAGGCAGTCCTCAGAAAGTTTACTCCTTTACGGGTCTTCTCACCTGCGACATTTGCGGGAGACATTACAGC